CTCGCACGCCATGCAGATCGCCAGTCGCGCCGCCGCGTCGGCTTCGCTTGCAGGGCCTTGCGTGGCGTGCGTCAGTTCGGCGCGGGCGTATTGCTTCATATTTTCTAACGAACCATTTTCACCCGCAGGGATGAATTCTCCTTGCACAACTTGCAAGACAAAATCCAAATGTCTTTCATCAATTTTTTTTAAAAGATCGTAAATCAATTCAAGTTTGATTTGTGATTCTTGTGTCATTGTTGAGATCCACAAATTTGATTTCGATAGAAACTGCTTATAATTATACCAGTCGGATATGTGTAATACGCATGACACTCACACCTATCAAGTGAATTTATTCTAACTCTTGTGCCTGTATCTGTATTGTATAAAACACAACATCCATCACAAAGGGATGGATTGTCTACACCAGAAACCCAAGCGTAAATACCTGTTTCTGCACAAGAGCAAACACCAGTAATTTTTTTGTTTTCTTGTCTGCAAAGCCTATTACATTCGCATTGACTCACATAGGCAGTCGAACACGGGCCAACTCCATAATTATCCAAAGACAGACAGCAAGTACCTTTTGTAGCAGCAGGATCGCACGGAGGATCTGCGACACATTCACCACAACAACACTTCCCCATCAGACTCATTTCGCCGACTCCTTAAATGCCGCGTTGAACAGCGGCGACGAAGCCCGCTTGGCGGCGATGAGTTCGCGGACAGTCGTCGGGTCTTCGCTCGACATCACTTGCCGCGCTAGGTCGGCTTCGCTTTGCACGCGGCGCGGGATCCAACCCAAGGCAAGTCGGATCGCAGTCCCGATTCCTGTCTGCCACAGCAGCACCACCAGAGCAACCGCCACGACGGCTCCGAGACCCCACTGAATCAGCGTCGCCCAAAATGGCACGATGTCTTTCACGCCCGAGACGGCTACGGAAATTTGGTTTGTTTCGTGCAATACGACAGCCGCGTCTGCTTTAATGGTGACGGCTGCGGCCACAATCTCGGGTTGAGCGGAGTGCGTCATGATGAACGCACTCCGCTCAGAGATTGAGTGTGCTGCGCTTGCGGCGACGCTTGCGCTGCTGGCGATCTCCTTGGTCGCCGAGCAGCCAGCTGTGAGGGCGACGAGGATTATCGCTTGTCGAACCATGCTTTGATTTCGTTGAAACCGAAGATTGAGCCAACCAACCAACCGCCAACCACGCACAAAGCAGTCCACCACAAAGTGCCAAGAAATGCGTCCATGATCTGTCCTCCATTATTTTAAGTTCATCCGAGCATCGATCTTGATTGCCAACGCGGCAATCGCTTCAGTGTGCTTTTCATCTATTGCTTGACCGCGAATCACCGCCTTCGTGAGTTCGGTGGCGGTGACGCGCAACTCTTTCGTGTCCTCTGCGATGCGTGTCAACACTGCATTCTTCTCGCCGAGCGAAGAGACATAAAGACCCAAGGCGATCAGGATGCTGATGAGTTGCCCCACGAGCACAGTCGTCTGAAGCGGTGTCAAGTTTTTTTGCTGTTTAACTGGAGCCATTATGGACATGTCCCATCGATGGCGTTTGCAACAGAGAATGTGAACTTGAGAAGAGAATCACCGCCGCGCGACATCAGCATATGGACGCATGTTCCAGTGGCGATCGGCTGCAATGTGAACCCGCTTGGAATGTTTGCGTGTGTAAAGCCTGGCCCGTTCTTGGTTCCGCTTGTTTGCTGCAACGACTCAACCGTGTTGTATGCGTAGATGCCAGTGTTTGTGTAGGTCAACGACGCACCCGAGCGTTGCTCGAATAGGTTTGAAGAATCCAAATGAGCAAGACCCCAAGTGTATTTCCATCGTCTACCTGTAAGCACAACAACATTGCCAGTGATGTATGCGACGAATGTCTGCTGAATGTTTGGAGGACTTGAGCGAGCGTCAAATTCATTGCGCTCGTTCACCTTGTCGGCCATCTTCTTGAATGCGCGTACATTCAAAGCACCGAAATTGTTTCGGATGTTGCCGTTGATATTCATTATGTGTTCACAATATTAAGAACACCAAAATCGACTTCACTTGGAAATGGTTGCTTCCAGTAGACAACATTTGCTCGTTCAGGGTTTGCATCGCTAATCGCTGATCCCGGCGTGACGCGGGTCGTAGACACTCTTTGATCTATGTCACGCAGCGGCTGCTGGCGTAGGTGGTAGTTCGTCGGATCGTAGGAGAATTGGTAACTGATCTCGTATTGATTCGGGCCAATTCGAGAAGTGTTTGCGCCAACAAAAAGAAGTGAACTTGCATTGCATGAAAATTGTTGGCCTGATGCGCCAAAAGTAAATATGTCATCATTCCTGCTTCCAGCCGCCGCCAAAATAGTTGCGTAATTAGGTCGACCGTAGATCACATTTCTGACATTGATTGTTTGAATTGGAAGCAATGCCGAAATAGGTTCGCCCGCGCTGTCTACCTTTGTTCCTGCGATGTCGATCAATGTTGGAAATGAAATGCTTGATCCACTTGGAACCGTTGCACCAGTGCGCCAGATATCAACCGTCTGAACGGAGGTCTGCACTTCGATACTTGTGTAGCCAACTTCCGTCGCCGTCTTTACATCTGCCGCCACTGGCCCGGCTGCTGCGTCTCCGACTGTTGAATCAAAATTGAAATCGACAATCCACAACTTGCCTAGACCATCTTGAACAGGAGTGATGGTGTAAGAGATAAATCGAAAGAATGGAGCCGCGACCGATTCAGTGCCACCGCCAAAATCTAAATACGGCGTGATCGGGTTTGTGACAGTCGTATCGACAATATTGGCAATGGTGAGATTTTGCTCATCAGCATCCCGAACAAGATAACTGTGAACCGCTGTCCACTTGCCTTTGTCGAATGTCGCAGAGCGAGTGCGTTGAACCCATACAAGACTGATTGCCATTATGCCGTACCTCCCGAGTTGTCGACGATTTGTTTGAGTGCTGCAAGTTGTGCTGTGGCAATATCATTCGCCTTCTTTGCGCTGTTGAGCAGTTCGGTCTGCTTGGAGAAGTCTGCGGAACCCGCAACCTTGACGCTGCCGATGGCGGTTGCGAGTGAGTCGACTCCTGGCATTGCGTTGCTTCGATTTGCCTGCTCTAAATTCTTGGCGGCTGCATCCGCTATCTCCTGACCCTTCTTCAAATCCTCAGTGTTCCATTCTTGGATTTGCTTATGCAGTTCCGCTTCTTTGCTGATGTCTTTCTCGAGTTGCAATTGCTCTGTTTTTGCGTCAACGATTTTTTGATATTCATCGGAGTGCAGATTTGTTCTTTTCAAATCAATGAGAAAAATCTCCATCTCTGTTTTGCCGAGTTTCTCTGTGTCGGTGATGATGTCGGCAAGGATGTCGGCAGCATTCTGTCGTTCCTTGTTTTCGTTGGCTAGAACTTCTTGATATTTTTTTTGACTATCTAGTCTTTGTTGCTCTGCAATTTTTGCTGTTGCTTGAGCAGCCGCTTCTGATGCTTGAACAGCCGCATAATTTGCTTTTTCTTTTGCGGCTGCTTCGATTCTGCTTTGTTGCTGCTGTTGCTCTTGTCCAAACGCTCCGCCCATGTACCCGATCGAGTCAAGGATGGAAGCAATCAACTTGCCTCCAGCTCCAGCGATCGGCAAATCCTCAAGTGTCTTAGCGATCGTTTCCCCGATTGCAGTGGTAGCCTCTCCAAACCCTTTTATGCTTCCATCTTTGAAACCCTTTACAAGTTCATTGGCTGCATTTAGTCCTGCATCAATTAACCCGATGGCTCCCAATCCGCCTAGCAATCCACCAACCGCGCCTTTCATCTGCTTTGCATTGATCTTTGCAATATGACCCGCAATGCCAGAACCGCTTTTCTTTGCGGCATTCTCGGCGGCTTTCATGCCCTGCACGAACGGATCAGGATTCGCGTACAGATCGACTGTCATCTTTCCTGTGACTGTTGCCATTACTTGACTCCCATCTGTCGTTTGAGTTTCTCAATCGCTTGTTGTGGTGTTTGCTTTGGCTTCTCGAAATACGGCATGAAGTCCTGCGGGCTGTAGGACTTTGAATTGCTTGACCTGTTTGAATTGGCGATGGTCGACGCGACAATGCCCGCGCCGAGGTCGTTGCGCTGGCGTGAGTCCAAGCATCCTGTGATGCTCTGATATGCGATCCATTCTTGGAGTTCTCGTGATGACATTCGATCTCCTAATTCGGCAACAGTCATTTTCAACTCAGCCGCCAGCATGAACATGAACAATCGCAGCGGGCGGCTTCTTAGTTTTTTTCGAGTTCCTCTGCGTCCTTTGCGCCAAGACCCGAGAGTCGTTGGCAGTGCTCGTAGAGTTTGTC